TTGGGGTTATAAACAAAAATATAATATTTTCCAGACTGCACTTCTTGTGGAGAAATCTCAGAGTCTTTTAATGTTTCCATCAACTCCATCATAATATCATCAGAGTCTTCATTACCGACAAGATTATCAGTGACCATACGAATACGATTACGGTTAGTATCAGTATCCGTAGGTCTTTTCTGTTTTTGCTCTTTGACGGTCTTTCTTGGCATTACTTAATACCGAGTTCTTTCTCTGTAAAGACTCTAAACTCATAACCACGATCTAGACACCATTCTTTCGCTGCTTCCCACTTCGCCTGGTTTCTAGCATACTCATAAGCCTCACGAATGTAACCTTGAGTTTGCCTCTTTGGTTTTGGTGGAGGTGTAGTTTGCCTCAAAGGTTTTACTTCAATCAATGAGGACTTAATTTTACCATCACTATCTCTATACTTGATAAAGAAGTCTGGAAAATATCTATGAATTCTATTATCTATTGGTGAGCGATAAGGAATACAAAATTCTTCTGATTGCCATTCCAAAACATTTTCATTCAAGTCACAATATCTCATCATCTTGCGCTCCCAAAGAGAGCGGTAAATGATATTGGTTGGGTCACCTTTGTATTTCTTTGGATTGGAAGGTTGATATTTCCCCTTATATGCCATCTAAATACTTAATAATGTAATACTCGTATAAGGTATTTAGAGTGCCAGCACCTAAACCAAGAAAGATATCCGACTTCAAACCAACGCTAACTAACTTAGCACAAACCTCCCACTATCAACTGTCTTTTGGTGGATTGCCAACTGCATTGAGACAACATTTGAATGTAAGAGGTATTGGATATAGATTTATCACAGAAACATCTGGATTACTTTGCAGTGCTGCTGTAATACCTGGAAGTTCATTTGCCACAGCAGATATTGTTGGCAACTATATGGGTGTGGTTGAAAAGTTTGCACATACTCGTCAGTATACAGAAATTCAACTTGAGTTTTATGTTGACCACGAATATAAAACTATAAAATTCTTTGAGCACTGGATGGAATTTATTGCAAGTGGATCTGGTGCATCTCAGGCAGATGAAGGATACTACTTCAGAATGTTGTATCCAGAAGATTATAAATGCAATCAAACTAAGTTGATTAAGTTTGATAGAGATTATGACAATGCCATAGAATATACATTCTTTGGTATGTTTCCACAATCACTAAACTCGACACCTGTGAACTATGGAAACTCTGAGATACTCAAGGCAACAGTGACATTTAATGTTGATAGATATATTGCTGGGAGAGCAGATAGTTATTCCATCTACAGAGGAGTGGATGATAACAAGCAAGGAACAAAAAATAATAATTCTGTTGTAGAAGACGCATCACAATCTCAAGAAAACTTAGTCCCAGTTCGTGGTAGCACTGTGGGTGCAAGTGGTGTTAGATATATTCCTCGCGGTGTTTCAGTTGCTGAAGCAATCAATAGTGGTCAGGTTTATAGAGACATAACAGGAACCAGTAGAGAGCCATAAATATTCATAACTGAATTTTTTGGGTTATTATGCCTTTACCAAAGATCTCTACACCAACATATGAGTTGGAAATCCCATCTACGAAGAAGAAAATAAAGTATAGACCATTCCTTGTTAAAGAAGAAAAAATCCTCATCATTGCGATGGAAAGTGAGGATAACAAGCAGATTGCAAATGCTGTAAAAGATGTCATCTCTGGTTGCATCATTACTAGAGGTGTAAAAGTTGAAGAGTTATCTACATTTGATATTGAATATATCTTCTTGAATATTCGTGGAAAATCTGTTGGGGAAGATGTTGAGGTTTTGATTACTTGTCCTGATGACAATACAACTCAAGTCCCAACCTTGATTAACCTTGATGAAATCAAAGTCCAAACTTCTAAGAATCATAAGAGAGATATAGATCTCGGGGACGATCTTGTCCTGAGAATGAAGTATCCTTCGATGAGTGAGTTTATCAAATCAAACTTTAGCACTACAGAATCTATTGGTGTTGACGATACTTTTGATTTGATTTCTTCTTGTATTGAGCAAGTTTATAATGAAGAGGAATCTTGGAATGCATCTGACTGCACAAAGAAAGAACTTCGTGAGTTCTTGGAGCAACTGAGCTCGAAACAATTCAAAGAGATTGAAACTTTCTTTGACACGATGCCTAAGTTGTCACACAAGATTAAAGTGAAGAATCCTAATACTGGCGTCCAAAGTGAAGTTGTTCTTGAGGGGTTGACATCTTTTTTCGGGTGAGTATGGCTCATACTAATCTTGAGTCATACTTTAAGGTTAATTTTGCCTTGATGCAGCATCATAAATATTCATTGACAGAACTAGAAAATATGATTCCTTGGGAAAAGGAAGTTTACCTTTCTCTTCTCCAGCAATACATTGAGGAGGAAACCCTGAAGCAAAGAGCAAATGGCTGAGATGCAATCACCTATCGCAGGTGGACTAAGTGGAGCTAGAAGAACTGTATCCGCGTCTTCAGTTTTAAGTCGCCCTGTTTTAGGCAGCTCACTTTCCAGAGAGATTGCATCTATAGCAGATAGAGACACTGCTGCAGTATTGGAGCAAAACCAAGTTGCTCTTCAAAATGTCAGTGATTCTATATCAAGAATAGGGAGTCAGATGATACTCCTTAATAATACATTGTTGACTATCTCTGGTTTAGTTTCTCAGAATGCTGCATTAGAAAATCTTAAGGAGCAACAGCAAGCACAGCAAGAAAGAATATTAGCAGAGCAGAAACTTAGAGAAGGAAAAGAGAGTATAATTGAGAAGAGGATGCAGTCGGTATTGGCTGCACCGGTGCAAAAGATTGGTCAGAAAGCACAATTCTCATTGATGAACTTGATGAGTTTCTTCAACCAACTCTTCTTTGGTTGGTTGTTGAATCAAGGTGTTCAAACTATTGTAGCACTCACTGAAGATAATGGTGAGAAGTTAAATGAAATAAAGGATAATGTCCTTCGAAACTTGAGGGATGTAGGACTAACTTTACTTGCACTTCAAACTGGTTTTGGTTTATTCAGGGGTGGACTGCTTAGGATTGGCACAAGGATTGCTCAGGCAGCTGCACTTCAGTTATTCCAAAGACCTATTAGAGCTTTATTGAATCAACTTAAAGGTATTGTAAAGTTTTCCACACCCGGAATATATGAGGTGATTAGGGCAGGTATTCAATTCCTCACTGGTAAAGATATTGATGCTGAAGAAAAGACAACAAGTCCTGCTGATGTTATTGGTAAAACCACCGAAGGTATGATTCCTGGCACTAGTGCCGCACAAGTAGAAGAAACGCCATCACAATTTGCTGCTTCATCATTTGGTGGTCTTGCTGCCTTTGAGATGGGTAGAAGATTTACACCAGGACCAGGATGGCTTAAAGTATTAAGTGGATTAGCATTCTCAGTTGTTGGGTCTGAGACTGCTAAAAATATTATGGGTAACCTTACTGGCACTTCTGAACAGGCAGCAGATACCAAATCAACTGATGCAGAAGCAACAGTCGGTATGAAACCCGAAGAAGGGAGTAGTGATGCGACTGCAACTATCTCAGCACAAGTTACTGCTCCAGCACTAAAGGGTAAGGCAGATGCTTTACCAGAGTTACCAAAACCAAAACCAACAGTAACAGTTGTTGATGGTCAACAGCAACAAGAGCAAGCAGCAGCAACATCATCTAAGATGGGATTGGCAAACAGAACACCAAATGTTGCTAGCTCAAACCCAGACAATCCTTATCCATTATTCTCTATTGTGACTTATAATGTCCCAGCAGCGGTAGGATAATATGGCAAGTACAACTCTAGCATATAAGTCATCTTTAAGAATATCTTCTCTTTCTAGGAGTGTTGCTTCTGTTGGTAAAGTATTTGAGAGTGCTGCACAAACTACAAGCACCATTGCTTCTACTCTCTCAAGTCAAAATGAAATAAAAAGAAAGGGAATATCAGATAGAAGCAAGTACTTCTTGGCAAGAAGAGAAGCAGTCAGAAGAAGAGAGCAAGAAAGTATCATTGAAGCATCAAGTATTGGTGGTGCCATCAAAAGGACTGGTAAGGTTGTTGCTGAAAGCACCAAAGGTTTCTTAGGTAGAATACTTGACTTTGTTGGCACTTTGTTAGTTGGTTGGTTACTTTTGAATCTGCCAAGAATTATTGATGGTGCCAAGAAACTGATAGAAAGAGTACAAAAACTCGTTATGACTTTAACGAGTGCGGTTGGGAATATAACAGATTTCTTGTTTAGTTTTGGTCAGTTATTAGGTGGAGTTCTTAGAGATGTTGCAACATTTAATTTCGGTAACATAGGAAATACCATCGGTGATGGTATGAATAAAATGAATGACTCTTTGAGAAGATTCGAGAATGATGTCTTTCAAGGTATTAACTTATTAGCAAATCCTATTGACTTTGGTCTCGATGAAGTTATAGATGATGCCGTTACTAAAGACACTTCAGGACCTGCAACTGCAGAAGGAATGCAACCTGGTTCTTTCTCTGCAGGCACATATAATGCGAAAAGATTAACACAACTGGCAAGAGCGGCAGGAATACCTGACAATAAGATTCCAACAATGGTTGCTATTGCTCTTGCAGAATCTGGTGGAAGAACTAATGCTCACAATCCAAAACCACCTGATAATTCTTATGGTCTCTGGCAAATCAATATGATTGGAAAACTTGGACCAGAAAGAAGAAAACAGTTTGGTATATCTTCGGATGAAGAATTGAAGGACCCGATGACCAATGCGAAAGCAGCTCTTATGGTCTTGAATAGTCAAGGTTTTGGTGCTTGGAGTGTTTATACAAGTGGTGCTTACAAAAAATATATTTCTTCTGCACAGAAAGCATTTGAAAGTGTAAAATCTGCAAAAACTGCACCAGTCAAACTTGGCACATCATTATCCAAAGGTCAAAATATATCTGGAATGATTGCCACAAAAGGAGTTGGATATGCTGAAGTAACTAGTCTCTACGGAATGCGTGGTGGTAGAATGCATAAAGGTATTGATATTGCTGCTCCAAGAGGAACTTACATTGCACTTCGTGTTGATTGTGAGGTGATGGGCACTGCATTTGATTCTGGTGGATATGGTAATGTTATTGATGTCTGGGTGCCTCAATATGGTGTCCAACTTCGCTTTGGTCACTGTGATAAGATAATACAGGGGTCTGGATACATCCCAGCAGGAAAATCATTCGCAACTGTTGGATCTACTGGAAGATCTGATGGTCCACACATTCACTTTGAATATACGAAATCAAAGAATAGCAGGACTAAGAGTGATGGAGACCCATCACCATATGTACCTCTCATTCTTCTTACTTCTGGCACAAGTTCTGCTGGTGATTTTGTTTCTTCAGCAAAAGCATCTGCTGCCCAAATATCAGTAACTAATAATAAGCAAGTTGCACAGAGAATTACTACAGAAAGACAAGGTGAAGAAGTTGTAGTCATTAGAAATAAAAGCGCAGGAGAGCCAACTTCTCCAGCAAGCGTTATTACTACTGGTATGAGTATGATTCCTGGTGGAAGGGAGTTAAATACCTTTATCAAGGATGTCTTATTCCTAAACTTAGCAAATAGTTAAATGGCAGCAATCGACGCATCACAATATGATGAAATAACCATCGAGTCAATAGACGGTTCTAAAACTGTTGACCTTAGGTTGGGTGTTGTTGGCGTAGATTATTATGAGGATATTTTTTCTCCAACAATTACTATGAAGATTCTTGTGGCAAGTACAGGTGGTACAAGTGTAGGGGAAAATCTTGAGGGACTTTACAGTGGTCTTCCACTTCGTGGTGGAGAGAGATTGTCATTGAAGATTTTAGGAAACTCCGAATCTAATCAAGGTCTCGACTTCTCAAACAAAGAAGATTACTTGTATGTTTCTAGTATAACCAATGTAATCACCGAAGGTCAAAGAGAAGTATTCACACTCAATCTTGTTTCTAAGGAAGCTCTTGTCAACGAAACGACAAGAGTTTATGAGAAGTTCCCATCTGGATCGCGTATTGATGCTTCAGTTGAAAAGATTCTCAAAGAGAAATTAAAAACAAGTAAACCAGTTGAAGTTGATGCAGCATCAAACAAATATGGTTTCATTGGCAATTTGAGGAAACCATTTACTGTACTTGTCTGGTTGGCATCTAAAGCAGTGGCTGGTGATGGTAAGTCTGCTGGATTCTTTTTCTATCAGACACAGGATGGATTTAAATTTAAGTCCGTTGATAATTTGATTTCCCAGTCACCATTTTCAGAAAAGTATGTGTATTCTGAAGTCAATAAAAGCTCAATCAAAGCAGATAATGACTTTAAGATATTGAAGTATAATATTCAGAAGAATCAGAATCTTATTGAAAAATTGAGACTTGGTGGATATTCAAGTCAACTATCAACTTTTAATCCTTTAGATGGCACTTTTAGAACAAGTGTGGTTGGTCCTTACAACTATTCTGGAAAGAATCTTGGTCAGACACAAGATACACCTGATGTCAGGTCCACATCAAATCAAAGAGTAGTTGACATTCCAAGTAGAATTATGACACAGGTGCTAGATGTTGGCACTATAGAAAAGGATGTCAGCACAGAAGGAAATGCAAATCCATATGAAAATCTGAGACAATCTGTAATTCGTTATAATCTTCTGTTTAATCAAACATTGGATATGACTATTCCTCTCAATACAAATCTAAAAGCAGGAGACATTATTAACTGTGAGTTTCCAAAGATAACAATTGAGAAGAATAAAGAAATTGACCCAGACAAGAGTGGTCTATATATGATTAAGGAACTATGTCATCACTTTGATACTGAGATGTCAATTACATCAATGAAGTTGGTTAGAGATACATTTGGAGTTTACGGGGCAAATAACAAGTAATGGAAGAATCTTTACTTAAAACTAATTTTATTGGTAGGGACGGATTTGTCTGGTGGATAGGACAGGTCGCATC